CTCGCCGATCTACGACTGGGCGCGCCGGCACGTCCAGCTGCCGGAATCCTACGCGACGCCGGGGCCGTTCAACGTGCGGCTTTCCCCGTGGCTAGTGCCGATCTTCGACGCGCTGCAAAATCCGCTGGTGCGCCGCGTTCACTTCCGCAAGGCGGTTCAGATCGGCGGCACGCTCGTGGCCGACGTCTGGCTGCCGTGGATCATCGCGAACGATCCCGGCCCGATCTCGTGGACGATGCAGACCGACGAGATGGTTGAAAAGCACGCGAAAACGCGCCTGTGGCCGCTGCTCGAGCGCTGCCGGCCGGTGGCCGCAATGCTGCCGAAGCCGGGGCCGCATCGGACGACTACCGAGATCTTCTTCGGCGGATTCTTTGTCACGCTCAACTCTGCAAACCTCTCAACGCAGCAAAGCCAATCGATTCGTTACAAGTGCAATGACGAGCTGTGGTTACCTAAATGGCAAGACATTTATGGTCACGCAGTTGCGCGAGTGAGTAAGTTTGAGGAGGTAGGCCGTTCCAAAATCTACAACACAAGCCAAGCGCCCATAATGGACGCTCAAACGGGCAACGTCGAGGACACGAGCTTCCGCTCGGGCGACCAGGGCGAGTGGCACGCCGAGTGCCCAGGCTGCCGCAAGATTCTGCCGGTCGCGTTCGAGGTGCTGCACAAAGAGCAGCGCGGCGGCGTGGTATGGGACCGAGCGGCCCGACGCGATGATGAGACGTGGGACGTGGGGCGCGCGGTCGAGACGTGCCGCTTCCGATGCATCGCCTGCGGCCACGAGTCCGCGGACAGCGACGCGACCCGTGCCGGCTGGGCGAAGACTGGGCGCTTCGTGCCGATGAATCCGGCGGCGCCGCGGGAGGTGCGGTCCTTCCGGCTGGAGGCGATAGTGACGCGACCGATGCGGCTCCTAGTCGAAGAGTTCCTCCAGGCCGAAAACCAACTGGTGCGGACTGGCGACGAGCAGGCGAAGATTGAGTTCCGGACGAAGCGGCAGGCGCTGCCTTGGATCGTGGAGAAGAAGGCCGTTAACGTGCTGCTCAAGGACTCCGGCTACAAGCTCGCCGACTACGCGCAGGGCGAGTCTATCCCCGACGAGGCTATCCGCTTTATGGCGATCGACCGCCAGCAAGATCACTTTTGGGTCGAGGTCGGCGCGTTCTCCACCGCACAGGGGCCGCGCTACCGCCAGCTTTGGTTCGGGCGAATTGACACGCGCGATCAGCTGCGCGCACTCCAGGAGCGGTTCAAGGTCGCAAGCGCCTGCGTCGCCCAAGATCGCGGCTACCGGCCGGCGGACGTGGACCGCGACTGCGCCGAGTTCGGGTGGCGATCAATGCGAGGGTATGGCCGGCGGACGTGGACGATGCGCGACGAGGCGACCGGGACGATGGTCAACTTCCCGTTCTCGGATCCGCAGGTAAGCGACTACCGCGGCGGCGACGTCTACTTCTACAACTGGAGCGGCGACTACTTCAAGGACACCTTGGCAAGCGCGCTCGAAGGCAAGGGCGACCTGCGCTGGGAACTGCCGTCTGACGTAAACCCGCTCTACCTTGAGCACCTCAAGGGCGAGGCGAAGGTCGAGGTGCGGACCGGCGTCTGGCAATGGACCGAGGTCAGGAGCAACGCGCCCAATCACGGCTTGGACACCTCGGCGATGCTGCTTTGTATGGCGACGATCGCGGGCATCATCCGCTTCACCCCGTCAAAGTCGTAGCATAACGCCGCGTCAAAAAACCTTTTGACGGCTGCCGCTCTTTTATGGCGGCCGACAATCCCTTTCTTGAAATTGACGCAGCGACGCTTGCCACGCTCAAGTCAAAGGTCTTGGACGCGATCCAGGCGTGCCTTCTGAATACGAGCTACTCGCTCAACGGCAAGAGCGTCACGCGCGCCGATCTTAACACTCTGAACAGGATGCTGGGCGACATCGCCGACGCGATCGAGTACCAGAACGGCAACACGACCGATACGACGTTTGTCAGCTTTAACGGCAACTGATTATGCAGACTTTCGACGCGACGGCAGTCATCCGCAACCGGCCGTGGTTCGAGCGGGCGCTCGAGACCATCGCTCCGCAGGCCGCGCTGCGCCGGCTCCAGGCTCGCGTCGAGACCGCGCTTTTCAGCTACAACGCCGCGCAGACGAACCGGCTTTACGCGCCGATGCAGTACGGCCAGCCGAGCGAGTCCTCGCAGACGGTGCGCGAGCGGGTGGTGATGATGTGGGAGGCGCGCAATCTGGTCGAGAATTGTCCCGAGGTTAAGGAGGTCTCGCGCAAGTTCGGCAATTACCTGACGCCGACCGAATACTCGGCAACGACTGGAGACCGCGACTACAACGCGACCGTCAACGAGTGGTTTCACTCGTGGTGTAAGCAGGCGGATGCCACGGGCCGCAATAGCTTCCGCAAGCTCGTGCAGCTGGCCGCGGAGAATCGGCCGGTCGACGGCGACTGCGGCTTCGTCATCCGCCGCGTGGGCGATGAGCTCAAGCTCCAGCTGGTGCCGGCGACCCGCATCGGCAATCCAAACGAGATGGGCCTCGACTCGGAGAACTACTTCGAGGGCGTCATAACGAACGAGTTTGGCGTGCCGGTCGCGTACCGCATTTACCGCGTGACGCGCGAGGGCGTTTACTTCGGCGCGGAGGACGTGCCGGCTGGGAACTTCTGCCACTACTTTGACCCGTTCCGCGTCGACCAGTACCGCGGAGTGACCGACTTTCACGCGGCGATCCAGACGGCGCGGATGCTGCACGAGATCCTCCAAGCCGAGAAGGCCGGCGTGCGCTTCGCTTCGCAGCAGGCGGCGCTCGTCTTCACGGACCGCGGAACGGCCAACGCGCGCAACCTCTTTACTCCGACCCCGAGCGCGACGCTTCCGAGCGGCCAGCAGCAGAAGAACGAGCTTTCCGAGGTCGGGATGATCAAGTACCTCGGCCAAGCTGACCGCGTCGAGACGATGCCGGCGCGGCCGAGCACGGCGTTCACGGGCTTCATCGCGCATCTGATGCACGAGCTCTCGATCGCCGTCGGCATCCCGAAGGGCGTCCTCTTCGGCACGCAGGATTATGCAGGCCCGAGCGTGCGCGCGGAGTTCGCCGCGGCCGACCGCGTGTTCGCGCGGCATCAGGGCGTGCTCGTCGACAAGGTGCTAGATCCGATCAAGAACGCGGTCATCCTCGACGCCATCGCCCGCGGCGAGATCCCGGCGCCTCCTGCTCGCGATGGAGAGACTCCGGTGCAGGCGCTGAAGCGCGCGACCCGCGGCGAGTGGCGCTTCCCGCCTAAGCTCACCATCGACGTCGGTCGCGAGTCCGCGGCTAATATGAACGAGAACCGCCAAGGCGCGAAGTCTCTCCAAGAGATTGCGGCCGAGCAGGGCACCGATGCCTTTACGCGACTGGAGCAGATCGCTGCGGAGGCGAGCTACGTCAAGGAGCTCTCCGAGCGCTACGAGATCCCCGAGACGGCGATTCGCCTCGTGACCAACTCGCTCCCGAGCACGCCAGCCGCTGCCGCCGCTACGGGCGACAACGTCGCGAGTGCTGCTGCGGAGGCGCAGGCGGAATCGACTGCCGCGCCCGAGGACGAAACGCCGGACCAGCCTCCGACGCCGGCCGAGCTTGCGCGCTTCGCCTCGGTGGACCTGACGCCGACCGATGCGATGGCAGCCGAGGCCAAGCGCGGCCTCGAGTGGCGCGACAAGTTCAACCGTGGCGGCACGGCAGTCGGCGTCGCTCGCGCGCGCGACATCTCGAACAAGGCCAGCCTCTCGCCCGACACGGTCCGCCGGATGGTCTCCTATTTCGCGCGGCACGAGGTGGACAAGCAGGGCACTGGCTTTTCCCCAGGCGAAGACGGCTATCCTTCCGCCGGCCGGATCGCGTGGGCGCTCTGGGGCGGTGACGCTGGCGCCAGCTGGGCGCGTGCGAAATCCGAGGCGCTCAAACGCGAGGAACTGAATCGGCCGACGAACGTCGCCGATGCGCTAGAGGCTGGGCGCAATCGCGCGAAGCGGCCGCTGGAGCGGCTGGCTGACAAGGCGACCAAGCTTGCCGCCGTGCGCGAGAAGCTCGGCCACAACGCGAAGAGCGAGGCGCAGATCGAGCAGGCGCTAAAGCCGTTCGGATTTCAGCCGAAGCCAGTCGTGGCGCCGCCTCCTCCCGCTCCGATCGTCACGCTCTCCGACGCGCGCAAGATGCTCGCCGAGAAGGCCGACGCCGAGGACAAGCTGACCGCGCTCTTCGCGAGTGTGACTGATCGCCGCGCCAAGATCAAAAGCCTCCGCACCCATTGACAATGCATAGTGTCCTTGACGCCATCATCACGAGCAACGAGCAGCTGGGCCAGCGGGCTGAGGAGTTCGCGCAGCTGCTGGTCGAGCA